GTCAATGTGCATACATCCAAAGAAACTATATCAAGAGTTTTTTTCCTTTCGCGTCCATCACAATTCCTTCCCCTGCGGTAAACTTTTTGTATCCTTCTTCCCATATTTCGCGTTCTTTCATGGACATTTTGGAGTAATCTGCATCTGGGTTAAAGTCAAAGACTTCATCCTGTACATCTTTACGCCCCTTCTGTTCCATTCCGCGCTTCTTTGGTGATACGAGTTTAGAGAGTTCGTCCTTGTTTTTGAATACTACGTAGTCGAGGTCTTTGTCGTGAAACTCCTTTGTGTGGGAGATTTCATCAACCTTTTCCTTAACCAGTTGTAGTTCTTCATCGGATGCGTTTGGTAGCAACTCTTTAAGCGTTGGGGTTACTGATTGAAATTCTGCCTCAAAGCGTGACTTTTCAATCACCTGTGAGTTTTCAGATTTCCATTGTTTAAACTCCTGAAGGTCTTTCGCTAATCCCTCATCGGTACTAGCTTTGACATCCTTTAAGAATAGGGACTGCATCTTTCTGAGTGTCGCTGGGTCTGCATTGATTTCTTGTGCAAACGCTTCGAGGTCGTCAGATGCTTCTTTCTTTTCTTGTGGAGTATCAGCGTTTGAGAGAGCGTCAAGTTTTGCCTTGAGTTCGTCTCGTTCCCGTTCCGCTTGTTCACGCGCATCTTTCTCTGATTTCAACTCGGACTTCTTTTCCTTGTATTCCTCATAGATTGACCGCTTGTGTTGTTCCTTTGGTTCTGTTACTAAAGGTTTTTCTTCGGGTACTTCCTCAGCCTTTTCTTCTTTCTGTTCGACTGTAGGTTTCTCTTCGGGAGGGGTTACTTCTTCGGGGGTTTCTTTTACATCTGTAACGTCAACTCCTGCGTCTGCTAACTCCTTTAAGTACGTTTCTTCTTCGTTCATAGAGTGTTTATAGTCTCGTTCTACGAGAGATAGGTTTTAACGTCCTATAACGATGAGTGTATAATGCCGTCACCCTTCGGGAAAAGACGTGGTGTCTTTTATTGGGTAGCCCATAGACCTATGAGATACCCTGTAAACTACGCCACAGTACCGTCGCGCTTCTCTGCAAACTCTTTTGCGAGTTTAGCAAAGTCATCGCCGTGTACTTCACGAGTGTATGTCCTTACGCCACCACGATAGGTGACTGTTGCCTGTCCTTTGACTACCTTTACTTCTTCTACCGCTTCTTCTTTTTTATTTCTTGCCATGATAGATAGTTTACTAAAAGCCATAGCCTATGTTACGGCAATGGCACGTTTGATTTCATTTTGTATCTGTTCAAGCTGTCCCTTTGCGTCCTTTTCTGTAAGTGCGAGGATAAATGTACAAGCATCTTGTTTTGCCCACAGTGACGCGCGCTGTGTTTCCGTAAGCGAGCGGTTGTTTGCAAGGGTCATTGCGAAGTCCTTGTATTCACTTTTGAGTTTCTTTGCAATCTCACGAGTAATGTCATGCTCTTGCCATGAGACATAAGCCTCATTGTGTATAAGCCCCTGCTCCCATTCTCTAAGGATATTCTCGTTTTCTTCTCTATCCTCGGAGTCAATGTCGTCTGCAAGGAATTGTGCTTTAATTATTTCTAGTTCTTTCATGCCATTTCTTCACCTCGTGACATTGCCGCGCTCATTCCCCCAGACATCCCAGCGTTTACTGGTTGCGCTTGTGGCATTGCACCCTGTGGTGCGCCCATTTCAGTACCCTGTTGCATCTGTTGCTGTCCCATGATGTTTGCTTCCTCAGCTACCTTACGCTCGATATTATCCCTAGCGATATCCACATGAGACATAGCATAGTTCATAAGAATTTCGTACTTTCCTCCGAGTGTGCTTCGTTTATCGTCTGCAAAGTCCTTTACCTTCTGAATGAAGGCGATAGTCGCTCCATACCAGAGTGCTGGGGTTTCATCGCGTAGGATTGCGTCAATAGCCACACTTGCCTTTGCGATAGATTTCCTGTCAGAATAGGTCTTTACATCAAGGAACTCGGCCACTTCGAGGTCATCGTATTCACCGATAGAACGTAGGATTTCCTCGTCGCGCTTCTTTCCATTTACGTTCGGGCTTCCTGTGAGGAGTGTAAGTGCTTCGGTTCTTCGTTTTGCCTTTAACTCACTATCCTGCATTTGTTGATCGGTAGAGATAATGAGCACGTTGACATCCTTCTTTGTATCAAGGTCAAGGCGTGTAATCTCATCCCAATCCCAGCCACCTTCGCCCATGAGACGAATCGCCATCTTAGACGGCATGTGGTCTTTAAGACCGAATACGAATCGCTTACCGAGGTCGGCCATCATTCCTTGGAATGGCTTAGATGACCACGCAATGCGCTTTGATACTGATTTCTGCTCTGCGAATGTGACTGATGCAAGTTTGTCGTTACTCTGTGCGCTACCTTGCGCTACGTCTGTGGCTCCCGTGTTTCGTCCGAGAGACGAAGTGATCCAGTCAATAAGGTTTACCGTTCCGTTTAGTTCCCCTACTTGAAACTCATAGAGTCCTTCTGAGATACGTCGTGTACCCCCTTTAGTGTCAGCAGGTACAAGGCCATCTGGTCGGTGCATCGCTTCATCGAGCTTGCGTACATCAGTAAACATGTCCTTATCGTACGCCCTAGAGTGGTTGTTCTTCTTTTCACGGTTGGTGAGTTCCTGATTGAACATCGCCACAATAGCGTCAGATGCAGGGTACATATCGTCAGCAAAGCTCTTTGGTAGGAAGTTCTCATCGTTTGGATGTGTTGCGTATGTTACCCACGGGAATAGGTCAGAGCTATATGTCTCTGTGAGCTTCTCAAAGCGTAGCCATGTCTTCGTCCACGGGTTAAAGCATAGGTAATATCGTGTTCCGTCAATGTTGAGAATGTGGTTTGAGAGTTTATAGACTGACTCCCCCACGTATGAGTGGTCATCGGGGTTTAATCCGAGTGCCTTAAATCGTGATAGTTTCTCTCCTGATACTTGTGAGCTATTTGGTAGGTATTCTCTATCTGCACAGCGTTGTGTAAGAAGGACGACTTGTTCTCTATTATAAAAACCTGATTTTGCGCCCTGTATCAGTTCTGATTTTGTTTTTTCTATGTCCTCGGTTCCTGCAAATAGGTGGTTTTCGAGCTTTCCTCCTCCTCGTGGTTGAAAGTTGAAGTTCTTTACGTTTATTACTGAAAGGTCTGAGTAGTAGTCAGGGTCACTTGCAACTGTGTATTCAAGGATGGTGCGCCCGTTAATGATTGCGTGACTTCGTGCAAGGGTGAGTTTCTCATCCCACTTGCTATTCTCTGCACTGTCCATGACTTCGAGCTGGAATGCACCGTTTATCTTCTGTACTTTAAAGTAGTCTGAGGCATCCCCTTCCTTAAACTTGAGTTCTACAGGTGTATCGTATTGTGCATTGAGGGTATCTACCATTCCAGGGAATACAGGGATAGCTACGTTAAATAGTTGTCTGAGTTTCTTTGCAGTCTTTCCATCATATAAATCCCAATACTTCTGTAAACGAGCCATTCTTGGCTTCTTAAATTCAAAAGAGGCCATCACCTGATTGGTGGCAATATCAACAGCACGAGTAGCAAGTTGCTCGTGGCTTAATGATTTATATTGTGACTCTAATTCGAGGAGTTTTTCTTCTGAATCTGATTCAGTTGTAGAATATGCCATGGTACAAGATTACCAAAAACTCTATATTATGTTACGTTTGTCCCGCCAAAATCTCTGGTTACATCGTGTGCAGCGTCCGTTTGCGTGATGGTATATTATGCAAAAGGGTATTGAGCAGTCGAGACATCGTCCTGATTTGTTGTATTTAGGGTAATGAATATCCGCAATGTACCCACACCATGTACACGGTTTGAATCGTATGAGTAGTTCCCGTGCGCGTGACTCTTTAATGTTAGGAATATCAAACTGCCGTTCACAGCGTTCACATGTCTTTTTGATGATTGGTGGTCTACTCATCGTTCATTGGAGATTCATAATGGGGGATTTTGTATTGTTTTACACAACCATTGGGGCATAGATACCCTTTATCGAGGTCAAGCTCACACTCATCATTGCTGAATAACTGTTTGCATTCCTTGCATCTTGTCATATCGTCGCGGTTCATAATTTTTTCTTTACCCCTCCCCAGAGGCCTTGCAGATAGAACCGCAACGCGCCGTTATAGGAACCTCTGTAGGGAATGTATGGGAAAGTGCGCAATGCTTTATATTCAATCCCATCGGAATTGATCTCCATGTAAACCTCCATGACATCGCCTGAATGCGTCTCTATCTTGTCTCCCACTTTAAAATCCTCTTCACGCATATTACTGGTTTCTTATTACCTCCGCCAAGATTGATAAGTCAGTTATGTTGAGTACCCCGTCGTCGTTCATATCACCTCGTACATCTACTCCGCTTTGGTAGATTGACACCACTCCTATAAGTAAACCAAAACAAACACCTAGTATTAAATTAAACATATATTTATTCATCTAAACCCGCCCTCTGATAAGCTTCTTGCTGATAATTACTTTCAATGTCCTTTTTCACTGTAGCAAAGTCTTTCATCCAATAGGCTATCGCCCCAGCAATGAGAAGGTCAAAGTGTCGAGTTGTAAGGCGCACATCATCGTCTCTGTCCATGAGGTCGTCGCGTGTGTATGACCGCGCTTCTGCAATGAGGTCTTTGTCAGATAGTTCAAGGTGTCCGTCCACTACAGCCTTCATAAAAGCAAATATCATCTTGCTCTTGGTATCGCTGTTTGTGTTCCATCCGAGGGTGCGTGTTGTTGGTGGTATTCCTACTCGTGTAGGCTTCATCTCTTGAAAGTAGAGGTTGGGATAGTTGAGTGTTCTTAGTCGTTCTAAACATGCATCAAACTTGTTATTCTCTACCGCAACAATAGGCTCACCGAATCTATCCGCTTGGCTTCGTATCTCGTCCCCAAACACGTTCGGCTTGATGGTGTTGCTCTTATAC